ATTTAGCAAGGCGCTCACTTGTGATCAATGCTTCTCCGTGTGCGAACTGTGCACCACCGGCACCTTCTCCGCAATATCCCGGATTTCCATTTACCGTAACCTTGTATGTTTTTAATTCTTCTTTTTTCTTTCCTGCCATGTCTGTTTCTCCTTTCAATTACGCAATCTTGACATTTCTTAGAACACCCGCATGTTTTGTATTCTTCAGAACTGTTGCCGCAACCATTTCTACTTCGCCGTCTTTTACAGCTCCTGGCTGATTAAAGTCTGGAAGGTACTGACTGATAGCTGAGCTTCCTGTAATAGTAGCAGCATGGAATCCGTCATTTACATCAAACTTAACAGCATAGATGTCTGTCAGACCTGTAGTCGCAGATGAACCAGATAAAGTTCTGGAAATTCCGTCCTTAACGCACGCATTTGCTGTAACAGTTGTTCCGCCAGTTACTGTATAATGATTCTTTAAATCCATAAATCTAACACCATCTAATGAGGTAACCTTCTTTCCAAATGCTTCCTCTGTTTCTGTTCGATATCCCAGTATACGAGCCATTGTCTGCACTTTAGAAATCATGTTGGTATTCATCAGAAGTGCATCTGCATCTGTTTCACGAATAAGAATCTGTAATGCTTCATATAACTGATCAGCGTTTGCTTTCATTTTTGTAATGTCAGAGATATCAATAACCGCTTTGCTATTAAATTCTGATGTAGTACCTGCAAGCATCTTGTCAAGTCCATCAAACGAATCTGTCTGAGTTGTTGAATCTCCATTAACTAGTGTGTAATGGAACAGGGAAACTGCAGCTGCTATCTTCTCTTCCATCTGGAATGCCATATTGTTAAACTTGTTTTCCGCCTGTTTGAGGACACGATCCATTTTGAATTTTCCACCAAAGATTTTCAAGTCGGCTGATTTCTTTACAAGTTTTGCTTCACTGTCTGCATATTCCGCATTTAATTTACGAAATGCAGCTGTTGATGGAATCTGTTTCTGCATATAGCTATATGTGAGTGTAGATCCGCCCTGCGGACTTACTGTATTATCAAACGGTAACATCTGTAAGATTTCTGATTCTCTTAAGAAAGTATCTACTACCTTCTCGGCTACCTTATCAGATACGCCTTCTTTCATATCATTCAGCATAAGTGCCATTGACTTTCACCATTTTAACCTTTCTATTTTTCATTTTCTTCATACTGCATACGAAGCGCATCAGCCAGATTCTTCGGCTGTACATCATTATTGTGATCACCCTCTGGAAGCGGTTTCGGATCAATCTCTCTTGGTCCCGGATTATGCCCTGAATCAAAATGAGTTGGATACTGAGTCTTTAAGTTGGAAATCTTCTCATCAATCCCCTTAATATTTCCATCATCATCAAGTTCCAGTGATCCGCCTTCTTTAAGCTTGAATGCCATATAGCCGACATCATCTGTCTTTGCATCCATAAGTGCAACCTTGATAGCAGATTCAAGCCTTGTATTATCAAGTTCTTTCTGCAGTGTTGCCACCTGTGTTTCATATGCTGTAATCTTTTCCTGAAGCTTATCGCTATCTTTTGTTCCTGCCTTCAGCTGTTCAATCAATTTCGTTGATTCTCCATGCTGAGTTGTCAGGTTGTCGTAGTCTGTCTTCAGTTTTCCGTATCGAATATCCAGATTTTCCTCACTGGCAGTGTAAATCTTATTCTCTTTCATGCCTGCTGTAATCGCCTTAATCTGTTCATCCGATAACCCCTGCTTTTTTAATAATTCTTCTAATGTCATTTTGTATTTCCCCTTTCTTACGCTTTTTACATGTCTCGTCCATGATCTGCGGAATAGTGTTTTACATCCCTGTGGATGAAATGGCATTAAAAAAAGACATCCTTCGATGCCTTAAATCAATATATCCTTGTCCTTGCCACCCGCCACCCACTATTTCACCCATAGCTGGGAGATAATTGGATCACCGCCTTTCCTATTCTGCAAATTTCCAATCCTCTGCCAGCATATCAGCCTGAGACGCTGTCCACGGCACTTTATTTTTAGGCGCATAAGGATTTTCTGTCTGTAATCCAGTAGTGTTGATATATATGAACGAATGCGTCATATAATTGAATGCTTCAATAGTTGTTCTTGCTGTAACTCTGTCGTATTCTTTCACTTCTTCACTCAGTTCAGAATATGGAATCATATCCGGGTGATCTGTAACTCCCTGTTTTTTCTTTTCTTCCCACCATGCGTTATGCACTGCTTCTGCAATAGTTTCAAGATTGACTTCTGGCGAATACATTTCCAGATAGATTCCTTTACCATTCCAACCTTTACGTGCCACTTTCATTCCACGTTTCAGATATTTAATTGCTTCCCCAAATGAAAATGTAGCTTCTCCTCCCAGTTCCGGACAATTTTCTCCATCTGCCAGCACCCATTCATCAGAACAGATATTTCCAAACGTATAATCTGGAATCTGTGTCTCTCTGATATCCAGTTCTTCGCCATCTTTTGTGTGCATGATAATAGTCTGTTTCTCTTTTGACCAAAACCAATAACCGCCCCAAGATGGAAGTTTCACTTTGCTTCCCTGCTTCATTATTTTAAATGCTTTGTCAAATCTCATGTTCTTTTACCTCTTCCTTTCTTAAAAATGAGTACAAAAATACCACCAATCATTATGATCAGTGGTATCTATAATACTTTTTCAATATCTTTCTTATCAACAGTAATTGTTTCCCAGTTAGTAGGAGAATCACCAATGTCAACTTCGCAAGCATCTTCAAAAAGTTCAACTATGGTCCCTATTCGCCCATCCTTTAATTTAACTACATCATATTGTTTCATAGTTCTCACCTCTTGTCTACATAAATCGATGTTAGCCTTGGTTCAGCGTTGTCGTTATCTTTAATCCATGCTGTTAATACATTTGCTGTTTTTCCATTCGGTCCTGTTATCTGCATAATCTGCTCATAGCGCTTTCCGTATTTGTCTTCTCTCTTATATACTAACTCTTTTTCATCAAAAGAATCAAGTATTTTTGTTTTTAAGTCTGTATAACTTTCTTTTGTATATCCAAGTGCTTCTTTAAAAGCTTTTGCTTTTTCTTTACCTGTAGGATGTTCAAAATTTAATGCATATTCCGTTAATTTCTCATCTGGGATTTTCGCAAAAAATTGCAAATCCATCTTTATTTTGTTGCCTTTAGAATTTTCTACAGTTCCCATATATTTTTTATTGAATTCATCAAAACTCTTTCTTTTATCCAATCCGTAAAAAGAAGCTCTTTCTTTTAACCGATCAAGTTCTTTCTGATCCAATGCCCATTTTGCACGCTGCAAAAGTACACATCTGCAGTTGATTACTTCCGCTGCACTTCCTGATGGATCTCCCGGATACATCAATCCATTGCTGAATTTCTCATCCAGTGCCCTGACTTCACCATCAATCATCTGATGTGATTCTCTGGTATTGGCATCCATTGTGGCATCCCACTGCTTCACAACATCAGCTCCACGCTCTCTTGCAGCATAACAGGCATCCATCGTGGATTCTTGCTGTATTCTATGCCCTTCCGTTCTTGTGATCCTGACAGCATTGTTGTAACCAGTCTTGGTATATCCAGCCAACTGCTGCGCCATCTGCGAATAGCTCATACCTGTAGCCACACCCCGGCTGATCTGCGCTGTAATCTTCCGCTTCAGAAGATCTACATCCTCACCTAATCGCGAGTACAATCCCTTGCTGATCTTGCTATTAATCTGCACCGCACGTGCCACCTTCTCCTGATCGATTGGAACGATCAGAGGAATCCCTTCACCATGCAGTACATACATATTCCCGGTAAAAGCTTTGTTATAGCACTCATTCAAGTACTCATTAACGGTCTTAAATTCTTTCTGGTGCATTTTATCCATGATGTCTCTCACTTGCGTCTTAAGCGCATCCTGATATTGCTTCTGGTACACCTTTGAACGTTCCATGCTCTTTAGCATTTCCCGTTCCTGTTCATCCTCAATAGAATTATATCTATCCTGTATCTTATAGATTTCTTCCTGAAGAGCATTAGCCTTCTGTGTAATATCTTTTAGAGATTGATTATATACAGCCTGTAGCCGTCTGATCACACGTTCTTCATCATCAAGGAACTCCATCTGAACAATCTTCTCACGGTACTTCATAGCCTATCACCTATTCCTCAACCGGCTCATCATCTGGATTATCAGGATCATCCGGCAAAATAACACCTAATGCCGTTCTTGCATCCTGTGCTGTATGACTATCTGCATTCTTCAGTTGTTCTTTCAACTCATCAAAATCCCAGTCCATAACGTCACATAATGCTTTAAGCGTCTGCTCGTCACCAATCTGTGCAGCCATATTCAGGATTGTATTGATTCTTACCTGTTGGATATCTGCTTCTGTCTTTTCATTCGCTATATTCTCCGATTCGTTCATCATGATTGACCGCGTGAATTCGAACTTGACATCTGAAATTTTGTAACCGGTTCCATGCATCTGGTTAATTTCATCCAAAATAACCTTCAGAAGCTGTTTCAGCAGACGCTTCAATCTTCTCTCAAGCTTATTCGCTTTCAGATCCAGCAGTGCATATCTACTTTTGATCACTATATTTGTGATATTCCCATCTCCGACCTGTGATGAATTGAATCCCATACCGAACCGGTATATGTTCTTTTCATCCTCATCGGCTTTCGCCTTACGTGCCTGATACGGAATGTCAACTGTTCTGACTTCTACGTCCCCTTCCGAATCTGTTCCAACTATCTTCTTGGTTTTCAGGTTCTGTTGCAATTCATCCAGGTTGTCACCCTGGAATCCTTTCACCACATACAGCGGTGTATCAAAATCCTTTAGATTGTTGGATAACCCACATTGCATGATGTCATAATCATCTATCAGGCCCTTGATTGGTTTCAATCCACTAAACTGCTTTTTGTTGTAATCCAATCGCCAGAACGGGATATATCCCAGCGAACACCCCATCTTCTTACCTGTCTTCTGATCAGTAAATACGATGTGTGGTCTTGGATTCACCGGTTCAGATTCATCCTGAACAATCTCTCCATTCAGACCATCCTGAATATAATAAAATGTTTCTGTTTCAGACCATACCTGAATCTTTCGGATTACTTTCTTTCCCTGTTCTATACGGTCCACATAGTGATATATAATGTATCGCTTATGATCTGAAGTATCCTTTTCTCTGCACTCTACTACGCCCATGCTGTCTGCACACATAAATGTAAGCCGATCATCGGCATTCTTATATGCGAACAGATACTCGAATCCCTTCGTGTATGACCCTGTGATCACATCGCCAATCTCTGACCAGAACTCATCATCAAAATAGTTATCCAGATGCTCCTGTAACCCTTCCGCCGTATCCTTGGCAACCATTGGGTTTTCATCAAACGAAAGCATATAGGCTGACAGTTGATCCGAAAGCTCAGTAAAGAACGGGTGACTGATCTTAACATTCGACCGCACCTTATCTTCTATCAGTTTTCCATCTGAATTGTAGTAGAATAATCTATAGTTTCTTATGTCGTGTTCACCTTCGTAGTATCTTTGACCAACACCGGCAAACTTTTTCTTCTCTGATACAATGTCATTATCTATAAATTTCTGTATCTCTGATACACTCAGCAACCTTTACACCTTCCTTCTTCGATTAATCAATAGGACTTAACAGGAATCGAACCTGTGACATATGGCTTAAAAGACCACTGCTCTACCACTGAGCTATAAGCCCTGTATTTATCTAAATGACAGTCCTGCCAGCACCATAACCGACCACCAGTTGTGACCGTGAAAGGAGGTTGCATCTGCGACGATGCAAGTTTCTTAACGGAAAAAGATTGAGCCCGCCCTAAGACTCTGAAAACCGCTGGTGCTGTGCACGCCGTCCGTCAATTGTCATTATTCTTTTTACATCAGCCATCTACTAGCCTTACGCCATCCTTCTATTGCATATCTCAGTGCTGCCATTGCATCATCCATAACCGGAACCGGATCATCCAGGTATTCACCCGTCCTTTCATCCTTCTTCCACTTCCATTGCTGTAGTTCCTTGATCGTGTTGACACAGTGAGGGGCAACATAAATCCTGCGTTTGATAGTATGGTCCTTACCGACCGAGCCTTTCAGCCAATCGATTTGTGCATTTACCGAGCCTTTTGAACCGCCTTTGTCAACACCTCTTGCCCTGTATCCAGCCTTGTTCCATTCCTGGATTCTATCTGGTTCAGCACTATCACACCACATTATTTTCTTGGTAGGTATGCCATGCTGTATGGCTATTGGTATGATTTCAGCGGTTTCTTTCTCATGCTCATATATTTCATCGATGATATAGATATTTTCATCTTTGATACCAACCAGCAATATTGCATCGGCATGATTGAAACCAAAGTCTTGTCCAATAGCTACATCATCGTAATCGTTGAGATTCTGTGATACTTCCCGGACTTCCCAGTTGTGAAGAATCAATCCCCCAATCTCGCCCCATTCTCCAAGACCATAGATCTGATAGCCTTCTGGATCCACAATCTTTCTACGTTCCATTCGTTCACGGTACGCATTATCAATGAACCGATTACCGAGATAGGTCGAATGATGGGTAAGTACATTCGTGTCCGGGATATCAAAAAAGACCTTCTTGATCCAGTGATTCTTATTCACCGGGTTGAAGGTCATTCTGATCTGATAAAATTGATCTGGTGGAAGCTCACCACGCAAACGGTCATCGATAATTTCCAGATCTGCTTGCGTGAATTCTGTAGCTTCTTCCAGCCACACGTCCGTAAGCTTGCCCTTTGGAAATGTAATAGATTTCAACTTCTCACGTTGTCTATCATCATTCATTCCCCTGAATATGATCTGGTTGCCATTGTGTCTGCATGTAAGCATTAATGGACTTCTGTTGATCTTCCAGTAAGCATCGGCCTTATCTCCAAACATCTTGTACAGAGAACCTGTTAGTTCTGCAAAGGTACTGTCTCGATTGGTGATATCAGACTTTCTCATGGCTACAAGGTTTCTTCCTTTGTCTCTCATTAGTCTCAGGATGTAATTCTGCGCTGTATCCACACTCTTTCCTGAACCAGCAGAACCTTTCATCACTATGTATCGTTTACGGCTTCTATCCACTTCTTTAAAGCACGGATTTGCCTGAACATTAACTTTCACCGGCATCATCCTCACCGTAATCGATCGTAATATTCAGGTCCATATCAGCATCAACTTCCAGCTTGTCCTTGAACATTCCAAGATGCTTTCCGAGCAATTCAAGAGCTTTCATCTTGTCATTCAACCTGACTTCTCTTTCAACTGACTTTCCTTTTGATCCGTCCATTGTTTTGACCTTTACGGACTGGATACACGCCAGATCGTCCTCTGTCGCATCCGCTTTCACTGATGCGTCTTTGGGATTGATCACATTCTTCGGATTCACAAATGCTATTCGCGCCAGTTCCTGAATCACTCGATCCTGACTGATGCCGGTTCTCTTCGATCTCTCAGCCATTGCTTTTGCGATATTTTCTTGAATACAAGTTTTCCCAAGTAATTCAGGTCCGATTCTATCTGCTGTTTTTGACGAATACCCCGCTCGGATAGCTGCCTGAGTGGCATTCAAGTCAATTAGATATTCATCACAAAATGTTTTCTGTTTCTTAGTCACTCAGACTCACCTCCCATTTTTTCAACGAAAAAGACACCCCGCTACAGGGTGCCTTCCTCAAACAACCGCAAGAAAAGATGACCGAGCCATCAGCTTTCCGCCTCAAGCTCATTTTAATTAAATCATATATCGATACTAAACTTCAATAAACTAACACAAACAAAGATAAATTATGTCGGCAACTTTAAATGTGCCAGTGCTCTTCCATGCAATTTATGTACCCACTGCTCACTACAATCCATTTTCTCTGCAATCTCCCAGAACCTTAAGCCTTTCACATATCGGTAAAACAACACATCATTTTCATCTTCATTGTTTATCTCCTTGATCTGCTTTTCGATAGAAACATATGATTCAATACAGCTTTCCTTTTCTGTTCCAAGTTTTTCTACCAACGAATCAATCCTTGCCAGCTCATCAGATAGATCCTTCTGATTTCCACTACCATGCGGCATACCTGAATAATCAATTGCTTTCACTGATGCAGCCAGTTCTTTCAGTTCAATAATTTCATCATCGATACGATTAATACGTCTTCTACTGGATCTGTATCCTCTCAGGTACTCCTTCTTCCGGTTGTTCTCATTCTTGATATTGTTTTCTTCCAGTCTCTGCTCCACCGGTATCCACTCCCTTCATTTTCTTATCTTTCCATTCATCTATGCGCTTATCGCTCTATCAAGCAGATACATGTACAATTCTTTGTATACGTCCCTTTCAGCAGCAGCTTTAATCCGGCCGTCTACAATATCGCTTGCATCCTCTGTATTCTTTTCATAGGTGTTCATTGCTGTTTCCATGGCTTCTCGCTTGTCAGCTTCCTCTTTGAGCTTACGCTTTAACTCTTCACCTATTTTCTTAGTTTCGACTAATTCCAGTTTCAATGCATTTATTGTCTCTTCTGCTTCTTCAGTAGTATTTCCCCCTGACACTTCTACACCAAGCGAAAGCATAAGAGCCTCATCAATTCTCCGCATCTCATCGTCAGTACATGATCTGATATACTCTTCCAGTCTGTCCTTTGACACATTGGAAATACGCTCACACAATGCCACTGATGGAACTTTGCACATTATGTTCACATGTGTAGGAATTAAATTTCTTTCATCTGCTGTCAAATACACAATCTCAACAAAATTTGAATTCTCATTTCCTTTGTTATTTGATACGACAACGGCTGGCGATCCTGTAGTTTCCTTCACTGTGTCTTTTCTATTGCTTTTTACGTAAAATATATCTCCTCTGTATACTTCCATTTTATTTTCTCCTTCTTTTCTGACATTCATCATTGCCATATATGCAGTCGGATCATAATATCCTGATCCATTTCTTTTGTTTTCGCTTATCATTGTTCGATTCCCCCTGTTACATTTATCCCGATTTTCTTCAAAAAATCAGTAACCTCATAGCTCTGATAAGCTGGCGGTGTATGGAATCTCTCACTTGCCTTTTCATCAATATCTGATTCCAGCTCATCATAATGCTGTTCCCCATCTAATCTCTGTTTTACACTCTTATTTCTACTCATGATTTATTCCACCTTCCACAAGACGCTTTTCTAAATTCGCCATATCATAATTCCTTCCGGAATAGTTATCGAATCCATTCTTCTTTTTCTTGTTATAGTTTCCATCTAGTACCTTTGCCATATTGGCATCTTTGATCAACCAGTCAAATGTAGCTGACCAGTTCCGATCATTCGCACCTTTTAGAAAGTCAGACGCTTCCGCTTTCTCAAACAGCTCCTTAAAATCATCAACTGTGTAAGTATGCATTCTTGCTCTAATTGCTTTTTTGCGAGATTCAGAAATTGATCTGACAGAAGGAAGGGATGGACACAAAGTATTGTACAACTGCATTATTTTGTTGTACTCTATAGTATCTATATTCTTATTCTTATTCTTTATCTTATTCTTATCTTCTTCTATTGCGTGACTGTCACGTGATGTCACGTTCCCGTCACAATTAAGCTCTTTTTCTCGCTCTCTCTGACGCTGTTTTCTTAATCGATTTTGTTCTCGTATCTTATCCATTCCCTCTACATTTTGATGTTCTTCCCATCCCGTTATATAGAGAAAATCATTATCATTGACGATCATTCCAAGCTCTTCCATGGAACTTAACGCAAGCTGTATCGTACCTTCTTCAAAATTAAGTTCCTCTGCCAGCATCTTCGATGTATATGGGATATCCTCAGTCAGAAATACCCTTCCATTCGCATTACATCTTCCAGCAATTGTCAGCAGCATCACCCAGATAAGAACAATATTATCCCCGTCAGGAAGTCTTCTTAAATGCTTGATTTTCCTGTTATCAAACATATACGTGCTAATCTTAATCCACTTCACATCTGCCATTTTTTCCTTCTCCTGCCTTCCTTACGTTGCTGACTGCATTACTTCTTCATGTCCGTCCTGCGCTGCATCCTTGTCTGAATAATCTAATGACATTCCAGATTCATATTCCCGGTATATCTGCATCCAGTCTTCCAATTCCATGGTTACTAAAATATTGTGGTTATTCTTCTTGTGAAAGACTGCAGGCAACAAAAATTTATCAGTTGCAGCTGCATCTCTCTTTGCCTGATCCATCCAGTCATATAATCTCATCTGTTCCTGATGTTTGGCTTCCACATGGATATATGGCAGTCCTACCACGTCCGATGCATCACCGGTATTTCCACAATACTGTGCTGTTCTTCTGGCTTTGTTATATCCAAACTCCCTGAAAATACTTGCCAGGTATCTTTCAAACCTGGCACCCTTCTGCTTACTATTCACCGGCATATATTTCACCTCTTACTTCAAACTTCTTACAATTCTGCGGTAGGTACAACGGATAAAGAAGTATTTTTCCACTCGCTCCGCAGAAATGAATGTTCCGTGTTCTTCCTGGCAGTGTAACATGGTGCGAACACAGAAGACATTTCCTCTCTTGTTCATACTTTTCAAGTACATTCATCTTCTCCACTGCTCCTAATTAAACGGAAGTTCCTCGCTTATACCATCTGGAACATTCATAAATCCATTTTCATCCACTGGTCCATACGGAGACGCTGCTTCTTCTGTTGTGCCGGCAGCAGTTCCTTTACTTTCACAGAAATCATGTTCTTCAACGACAACGTCCGTTGTATATACTTTCTGTCCATCTTTATTGGTATAGCTTCCTGTCTGAATACGTCCGCACACAGCAATTTTTATTCCCTTATGTAGATATTTTTCAGCAAATTCACCGTTCTTACCAAATGCTACACAACTGATAAAATCAACATTCTGCTCATCTTCCCGCTTATATCTTCTATCTACTGCAAGGCGGTATCTTGCAACCGCCATACTATTTTCGCCCTGTGAATATCTCACATCAGGAGCAGCGCACAAATGCCCAATTAAAATCACTTTATTCATTATGCTCACACACCTCCACAAACTCCCCATCTTTCAAACTATACATCGTATCTTCTTTGATTTTCTCACCGTCTACATATTCCGTTTTCACACATGTCGGAACAAAACGATCTTTTTCTTTTGAATATTTCCACTCCGAAAGTGTGATCCAGCATCCTTTCTTGGCACTTGCACAAGAATTATAGCCTGCACAACAAACTACTGAATCATCGCCAGTGCACTTAATCTGTGCGTAATCTCCTGATGAGCCAATCTTTGCGGAATAGCCTGATGAGCCAATCTGTGCGGAATCTCCTGATGAGCCAATCTGTGCGGAATCTCCTGATGAGCCAATCTTTGCGTAATCTCCTGATGAGCCAATCTTTGCGTAATCTCCTGATGAGCCAATCTGTGCGGAATAGCCTGATGAGCCAATCTGTGCGTAATCCTCATCACATTCATCTGGTTCATACCTGGTTTTCTCCAAAATGAAATCAACACACGCATTGATAAATCCGGCAAATGAAAGCTTTGCACCAATTTTCAGTCTGGTAGTACAGAATTTCTTATCGTTATCCGTCTTCACCTCGTCCAGTGCTTCTACCTCTGCAAAGTCAGAGAATTCACCCTCGTCATCAATCAGCGGATAATATGTCAATACATCCATAGGATTCTCACAAAAATGCATCCCTGTCACACATGGAATTGCTTCTTTCTCTTCAAATACCGTATTCTCTTTATACTGCTTGTCCTTACAAATTAATCCTTTGTGAAATGCTTTATATCCTTTCATCTTTTCTTTCCTTCCTTTCAATCAATCGGCTGGTCTAACCACCTACCAGCAGGGATATCTTAATTACGAAATAACCGTGAAATTGCTATACGCTTTAAGCTCGGACTCCAAATATTTCTTAATGCGCTCTGTTGCTTCCATCTTCCATGCTCCACCATCAGCTTCGAAAAGGGCACATAAAACACCATCATACTTGTCCTGTTTCATTCTGAAAACGAATTCTGATGCCGGCTGATCCACTTCAAGGAACGTTCTATACGGTTTCAGTTTTACCGGATTTGGAACAATCGCATCACCCTTGGATGCAATACCCGTTTTGACTGTTGCTTTCTGTGTCACACCATCATCGCCATACTCAGCCAATGTTCCAGACTCTACGGTTCCAGCAAACTTTAACAGTAACGCTCTATCAGACACCGGATCATCAATAAACTTAGACTGCATATTGATGCAAAACTCTTCCTGATTAATGAAACGATTAAAATAGAATTCTGGAACTCTCGCTCTTACAACAATCAGTGTTTCACGATCACGGTTAGGATCAAGCTGTGAATACAATCTTACCGTTTCAGGATCCTTGACATCTACAATCATTTTCCCCGGCATTTCATCAATACTGCTTTTGATGTAATCAACTAATCCTGTCAATGTATTCAGTTCAATAGCCATAGCTTTTGGGAAATATGTATCAACCCTGTATAATTCTTTGTCCGAATATATACTTCCATTAATCTCATGCTGCTTTGACTCTCCAAGTCCTACAATGTACTCTAATGCTTCTCTTAACATAATCCTTCACCTTTCTGCTTACTGCGCAGCAGCCTTTCTAAAATCATAAATTTTATCATCATTGTTACTTTCTTTAATTTCTCCGGTTTCTGTATCCACCGTTTTTCCATCAATAATCTGTTCCTGAGCTTTCTGCTCTCTCTCAATCACATCATTAAAATTCATCTGACCACGAACCTGTTTTCCGTATTCTTCGGCAAATACTTCTTCTGTCTTAAGGTCCTTACCAATATAGAACTTGGTGTTCATGTCCTGCTGTGGTGCAAGTTTTTCAGAAATCATCACTGATACGGATACATCGTCACGATCTTCATTCTGTGTAAAATCAAGCTTAATCGTGATTCCTCTTTTCACTTTGAATGATGTATTTGGATCCTGAAGATTTTCAATAACCTTCTCAAACGAACGTTCAAACTTTGCCTGAAGCTGACCGCCTACGATTTCCTGTAAATTAATTTTGTTCATATCTGTCACCTATCCCTTTCTCTATCCGAATAATGCCGATGCTACATCCGTCTGCTGCGGCTGAGCCGTTTCTGAAGCCGGCTGATTATCCGGAACAACTTCTGATACTTCCACATCCATAACCGGTTCTGTGTCCTGATCTGGGTAGTTAACCTTTCCCTGATCATCTGTAAAGGTCATATCATTCTCAAATGCGTTCTGAAGGTCAATGCTCATGATTCCCCATTTACTGATCAACTGTCTCAGCATAGTCTTATAGGCCATTCCGTCAAAGTTCTTATACCAGAATGAAGAATACATCCAGGAATCTTTCTGATCGTATTTTCCAGCTTCATAGTCTTCGAAAGACACCTTCTCTTTTGTTCCGTATTTCGTTTTGATCTGTGTCGCATCTTTTGAGAATGCCGGTGAATACTTGTCCGCATGTGCCATCATCTGTTTCTTTGACCAGTAAATTGCTTTCTTGAATCCATTGGTCAGCTCAAACATTGCATAATATCCAATGGTCGGTGCTTCTTCTCTCTCATCCCATTTATCAACCATCAGATTGATTTTAATTTCCTCATTCAGAGGATCAAAATATTCAAGCTCCCCTTCTTTTACTGCCAGAACATTCAGCTTTTTATACTGCCCGGAACGAATTGCAAGCTGGATATATCCCTTGTATCCAAGCTGGAACTGCGCTACCTTCCCCTGTTCCTTGTCATTGAACGGGACCAGATAATAATGACCAAGCTGCGGTGATGGGGAAAGCTTCAACGATTCCCCAAGCAATGCACCGGAAAGAATCGATTTATTGGTGCATTCCTGAAGCGCTGCATTATTATTCACTGCCGAAATCACACCTGTAATAAAACGCTGCCTGTTATCTTTTCCAAGTGCCTGATCAATGTTTGCAGCCACCGCCATGCTGTTTAAAAATGTTGTAATTCCTGTTTTTGCCGGCTGTCCCGGATGTGCCTGTTTTGTGTTTGCTAAACTGTTATTAACTGCCATTGTCATAATCTCCTTCCTAAATTGCTTCAAATTTAATCTGTCTATCCTCAAAGAATTTCTTGAGTGCTAAAGCATCCTCTCTTGACAGATATGCTCTAAAACCAATCCAATCACGCTGCGGCTCTTCCTCAACCACTGCTGTCGTTTCTGCCGGTGCTGGCTGATCTGCTGCAACACTTGTTTGCACTACTTCCTGTTCTTTCTTCAGACGCTCCGCTTCTTCCTTGCGCTTCTGGATATCAGCAAGCTCTTGACCTTTCTGAATCGCCTGAGACAGGTTCAGTGTCTTCTTATACACTTCCATGGCTTCAAAACTAAATTCTGGTAATCCGCTGATTGTTCCAACATCTTCACCGATTCTATACATAGTCTCTTTCATCTGATTTTCTACTTTTGACAGTGATACCGATGCATTCAACCACTTCTCATCCCAGATCATCTCAAGTGTCACAAACTTCTGGAAGCCGATAGATTCAAACAGTTCCTGAACCGTCTTTCTCTTTTCCTCTCTCTTGATCTGCTCGACTTCTTTGATCTGAACATCAATTGCACTGATCTGTTCATCTACCAGTCCAAGAACTTCTTTGACCTCTTTTTCAAATTTGTTATATGGTTCCATGCACATCTTTTTGATACGTTTCCGCTCATTATCAATTGCTCCACGGAGTTTGTTCAGATCAGCTCTGTCTTTCTTACCATCTGCAATTGTTTCCTCTGTGAAGACCAGTCCCTTATAGTCTTCCATCTTCTTGACAATTGCTGTTTTCAATTCTTTGTTGTTCCACTTAATTTCCTGAACAAACCCGTTCTCCTGTGGGCTAATGATTCTTAACTCAAGCATATTAAAATACCTCCTATATTTCTGGAAGAATGCAACCTGGCATCTTCCGATTTTCCACACACTTCCAAAATCTCATCTCTGCTTCCAGTAGATACTCAAGATCAGCTTCTACATTGCATCTGTCGATGCGATAATCTCTTTCTCTGGCAACATCATCCCACCAGTCGCACCGTAGCCGAGCTCTCAATACTACAAAGTCCCAACCGGTTACCAGCAAATAATGAAGAATCTGAGCATAATAGTTATCAGGAATCTGATCTTTCCATTTCGCATACTGCATGGATTGATTGATGCTGCTTGTCTTGATCTCCAAAATACCCTTGCGTCCATCCTGATCAGTCAACTCACCGTCCAAGGATGCTTGCATGAATGGGTATTTCTTGCTCTGCAGAATCCGAAATTCATGGTAATCAACCTTATACTCAGGATGATCAGCCTGGAACAGCTCGCGAATCGGTTCTTCTGCTTTATTCCCATAGATCACACAAGGCTTGTCCGATATATCTTCTGGTACTGCCTTACCAATCTTTTCTTCATACAACTCAACATTGCTTTTATATGGATTTCTGCCAATGGTCACGCTCGCATCACTGCCGCCGATCCCGTTCATTCTGCCTTTCAGCCACTGCTGTTCATTTTCAAAATCATGAATTGTAAAAATATCGCTCATTGCAATTACTCCATTACAGCTCGAAGAATCTGTTCGCAAGCTTCTCCAAGCTCATCAACAAAATTATTTATTTTTTTTGCATAAATTAACTCGTCCGTTGGGAATGGATCTGAACCATCCAAATGTTTAGCGATTTTGTCATAAATACGTGCAGCTACTGTGTTATACATATCCACAACTTCTGGTGTTGCATCTTTTGGAAGTGCTTCAAATGATGCGATTCCTATGTATACCTGCAGATCGGATAATGTTAATTCATATTTCTTTTCGTTACGCATTTGTTTTTTCTCCTTTTTCTGTTATAATTGAATTGGTTTTTTATCTGAGTGCCCGAAGCTTGCCGGCTTATACGGGTGCTCTTTTTTAATTTCTTGCAATGTCCTCACCCCCTTCACCTGATTGCATAAAAGTTGATCACACACGCTCCTAATACCGTGATCAGTATCAGCTCTATCGCAATAGTTAATCTCCAACGCCACAGTCTTAAATTTTCACATTCATCTTCCAGGCGCTTGATCTGCAGCTTCGCCACCAGTGGTGTTTCCGGTTTTAAGTTCATACTGCTTGTCCACTCCTTTCTACCGCCTAAGCGGTTTTCTCAATGGTATAGGTGATTTCCACCTTTTCCTGTTCTTCCAACAGAGATATCAACACCTCAATGATTTTTTCCATATCCGGTTTCATACTCGCCACCTGCTTTCTATCTCCTTGGTTTATGTTTATGTACTATGGTTTGTACTTGTTGCGGTGAACTCTCTTGATCCTGATTTTTTCTTCCGGTTCTTTCTTGGATCACCGCTCTTGGTCTTTCCTGTGAAATGATTTGAATTATGTCCTGGCATTTCTATTTACCTTCCCATAATCTTGGCTGACCATTTTTATCCACAAGTTCTGTAAAAATTCCTCTGCTTTCAGCACCATCAGATACTGCATACATAACTTTTGTATTCTTGTCATAAACCACATTCCAAAGCTCGCACCGTTCTACAACAACAAACATTGATTGTAGATTCTTTGACTCCGTATCATAGTCGCTTTCTATATCAGCCACTCCTGAACATCCCGTCAAAATAGATGCTGCCATAACTGTTGCTGCTAAAATTGTTAAAGCTCTTTTCTTCATGATTCATTTCTCCTATTTTTGATAAAAACAGATGGAATAAAAGGCACTATATAGTACTTCTATTCTTTATCTTTATCTTATTCTTATTCTTTATCTTATTCTGTTGCGTGACCGTCACGTGACATCACGTTCCTGTCATTTTTCGAGTGGTTCTCAATAATATTCTGCAATCGCTTTGACTCCCATATAACCTGATCGGAAAGCAATTGCGGGTCTGGATCTCTTTCAGCAAGAAGATTTCCCTTCATATCCCAGTACTGAGTTACCACACGTACTGGGTCTTTTTCTATTCCAAGACCTCTATTTGCTTTTACTTCGATCACACTGATTACCCTTACACTTTTAGGACCATCCGCTCTAACCATTCCATCATTCTCCTTTCTCTGAACCTGAATCATCTGTTGCAAATAAGTAATCATCACGCAGCCTGTTCAATCACCGGAACATATCCGTGCTTTTTCAGTTCCTCATATAAGAAAAGTCTGCCTTTCTGTGTCCATTCTGTCTGCATCGTGACATCTGCTCTGCCATCAGTTCTTGTAATATCAATGGTCCGGCTATGCACATATCCACCATTCTGATATTTTGAGTACAGCACCCACTGTCCGCCGACCTTATACTGAATCTTCAATTCTTTAAGAATCTTGTTCAGTTTTCTTCCGCTCATTCCATAGTCTTTTGCGATCTGCGTAATAGTTACCAACGACTTTGACTGTAGAATCATATCCACATAATTGGCTTTGGGTTGCAGTTCTGTGATAATCTGCTGTTGCTCAACTACCTGCTCACCAAGGAATTTACATCTGCCTTTCAAGGACTCAATCGAATGGTTCGCCATCTTTAATGCTCTTGCCATGATCTGCTCTGGTGTGTTCCAGGCTTTCTCTAGGTCAATAAGATAATCTCTACATCTTTTTCCTTTTTCGGTTCGGCTCATTAAACAAATGTGTTTCGCCATTAGTACAGACATTGAATAGTCTTCAAGTTCTCTTCTTGCACCGTTATTTACAACCGTACTCGATGTACACTTGTTATAATCTTCACCCTCTACAAACAACTCTTTGTTGGAATCGAACCATCGGCTGAATCTTGATGCCACTCCAAGAGCTTCATGTAAGTCTCTTGCCGATACTGTTGGCTGTTCTGTTTCATAATTAATTTTTAATACTTCGTTCAATTTAATTACCTTCTTTCTCTGTCCCCGCAGTTACCTCCGGTTTATCCATCAAGTCTCTGGCTTTGAGAACCTCTGCATTGCTTTTCATTAGCAGCAAACTCTCTTTGTCCATATGCTTCATGTTTCCAACCACCTCAGTGATCAACTTCTTCTGTTCTTCACTCATGTTTTCCACTTCCTTCCTGACCTGCCATCATCAGACACCGGGCGGTCATTCCCGGTGTGACGGTCATTTCTGACCGTTTCGGCTATTTATTCTCATCTCATCTGTTTACATTTACTTCACGCTTTGATATACTCTCTTCAAAAAGGAGGTCTTCATCGTGTATGATTTCAACGAAATTCACTTAACTCTCTCAGAGCGCTTCAAGCTATTTTGCCTACGCATTAAAAAATCTGTTTCTGAAAGCTTTCTAGGCTCCGATTTAGATTATTTATTATCGGTATGTTTCATAAAATCAAACTACCTTTTGAACACCACTGACGCAATAGGCTGCCCAGTTCCAGATGGTACATATTCGTTGACCGAAAAATATCGACGTTATTTAATATTTCGGCGTGAAAAAATGTTTTTTTCTGTCCTGAATTCTGTTGTTACGCCTATTGTTGTTTCTGTCATTACTTCAGTAATAACAGTGCTAGTATTACGAAAATTAGGATTGCAATCGTAATTCTGTATCTTCGTTCTTTTTTATATAAATAATTAAAGAACTCTTCCTCGTCCTCTGTTACTCCCCAAAATTCTTTAAAGGCAGCGCTTAGTTTGTTGCGCTTTTCTACTTTCTTCATCATCGTCGCTCCTTTCACTTATATATCCGGTCAGTGAATGAGACTGACCGGTCAACAACAAAGTGCTATGTCCTCTCGCTCGTTGATTCTTCCGCTTAACAACTTCTTGGTATAGGGGTAAAGTGTCGATTGGTTCAACCTGTTCATTTTCTTCCAGTAGTATGAACACTGTGCTTTCTTGCCCTGATGTTCCTGCTTTCTTCAACTATTTTGCCGGGTCATGTTTATTCTGCACTCACTCCGTCTACTATCATGTAGCCTAACTACCATGTTACTTGTGAGCCGCCCTATCGCTTCACCCGGTCTTTCCTGCTTGCTTTGTTGATATACTGCAATTATATGTTGATATTCATCCTTTGTCAAGTCATTTTGTTGATATTCAACATTTTGTATTGAATTTGCCTTCGCAGTGTGATATTATGACTTCAGAACGAAAGGAGGTACAATATATAATGCGTGAACGTTTCAAAGAGCTGAGAAAAGAATTAAAACTTACTCAACAAGAATTTGCTGATAAATTGGGAACATCCCGTGGAAATATCGGATCATACGAAGTTGGAAAAAGTGCTCCAAGCGATGCCGTAATTTCTCTTATATGTAAAACTTTTCATGTAAATGAGGATTGGTTGCGAAATGGCAATGGAGAAATGTTTGAAGAACTTCCCGAAGATGATGAAAAGGCTGCGTTTGTATCCAGCCTGTTGGATGCTGACAATGATCCTTTTTATAATATAATTCAGGAGATCATGAGGACATTCGATGAATTATCTCCGAAATCTCAAGAAGTCATCCGGGAATTCAGTGCGAAACTCGTGGAGAATTTGCAAAAAGAAAAGGAAAGCTAATGCTTTCCCGTTCTCTCTAAATGCTTTTTAATGATGGTGTAGAGCTGACGCAAGAATTTTTCATCTTCGTCCGGTATCCTCTGCACCCACTCAATAACAAAGTCTTTAGATACCTTCTTCATATGTACGCACCTCCGCTCTGTAGCAGAACAGTTGTTCGAAATTCCTTTATATAAAATATACACCATGTAAATGATGAAATCAATATTTTTCGAACATTTGTTCTTAATGTGTATATTTACATTATATACCAACACTTTACTGAAATGAAGCGGAACGGAGCAATCGTACACTATAGTATACACTTTTTAATCACCAACAGAGAACAAATCAGTGATTGGAATTTTTAAGCCTTTTGATATTTTGTACAATGTTCGTATAGTCGGGTAGACGGAGGAACACCAGTAAGTACGGACACCTGACGAACAGATAATTCATGTTCAAACATTATTTTAGCAAGAAGAATTTTCATGCTGTTATTATGTTTAATTTACGCTTTATTACACTGGCAATTTTAGGCA